CGGAATGTTTGACCCGGTCCGCTAGCAAGCGGGGGGGCCTTATCTACGACAGTAGAAATTGTGGCGGAGTGTTTGACGGGGGGCGGTCGCGATGTGCCGCGAGATCTACGACAGTAGAAATTGTGGCGGAGTGTTTGACAGGCGGGTTCCACCAGGTGCCCGTGTCATCTACGACAGTAGAAATTGTGGCGGAGTGTTTGACGAACAAGCAGGAACTGGACAACCTCACATCTACGACAGTAGAAATTGTGGCGGAGTGTTTGACCGGAAAGCCCCTTTGCGGGCGAGGGATCTACGACAGTAGAAATTGTGGCGGAGTGTTTGACCGGCGTCATCGTCGACGACTGGTACGAATCTACGACAGTAGAAATTGTGGCGGAGTGTTTGACGAGCTCACGTGGCGCGACTTCACGCACATCTACGACAGTAGAAATTGTGGCGGAGTGTTTGACACATCCAATTCTGCCGTTTTTGCGGCAACCCTGCTCCTACAGGAGCGAAAGCGAGTTATATTCTATTCGATTGTTTCCGACAAATCAATCGAAAAGAGCAAGAAATATCAGAAAATCCGAAAATGAGGACGAAGACTTGCATTAACGAATGACCAAGTCCGACTCGTCATCCACGGGATAGCCGAACTTGGCCACGCACGTATCATCGGGAACCTTGTAGACAAGCACGCTGTCCGACTGACCGAAATCCGCTTCAAAACGATGTTCCCGTAGTAGAGCGAGCGGGGACAGAAGAGGAAGTCGTTGATGTTCGTAATCGGCAACAACTCTTCCATCCCCGTCCGATCCGTCTACTTGAATTTCCGCGCGGCAAGCTCCTGCGCGAAGCGGAACCAGTCCTTGTGCTCGATCTTGAGATCGGCGGAGCCGTTGGCGGTTCGGTTCTCCGCAATGTTCTCCTCGAGAAGCTGGACGCCCTTGAGCGCGATGTGGTAGGCTCCGTTGGCATCAGCGTCCTTCGGCAGAGTCGCGTCGGCCTTTCGCGAATCGAAGAACTCTCCGCGTCCGTTGAGGACCGGCGACTCGATGTAGTCCTCTCCGGCGCGGCTGTTGCGCATCTGGAGCGTCCGGTCGAACGCATAGAAGACGTTGCGGAAGAAACCGGCGTTCGCCTTGGAGGGCTCGGTGTCCGCCAGAAGCGCTTTCAGGTCGAAGCCGTCCGTCACGGACACACCGTGCTTCTTCAGCGCATCGAGAAGGATGGCGGTCGGATCGATCTCCTTTTCCGTCCGGGCGTCCTTGTCGAAGACGAGGCGGCGGTTCGCCGAATAGACGGTCCACGCGGTCCGGTGGCTCTCCTGGCTCGTCTTGAAGTTCCGGTAGTCGAACGCGAAGGCAAAGGCGCGGCGGGCGGCGTCCCACCGGATGGAGTCGAACGCGGCGAAAAAGTCGCGGATGCCCGCGGCGTTCGTGCACCTCTTCGTGTTGAAGAGGTTGGTGAAGCCGGTCGTGGGGTCGATCTTGGAGGTGTAGCCGGCGGGGACGTAGAAGAGGAAGCCGGTCTGCTTGCCGATACGCTCGAAGCTCTCGAACGCGTCGGTGAGCTGGTAACCGCGGAGCGTGCCGCCGGGTTCCGCCAGCCCGCGGTCCTTGAAGACGAGGTAGTTGAGCTTGTCGATGAGCGCCTTCTCGAACTTCTGGTAGACCTGCCGCTCGATGCGGAAGCGTCCGCGCTTGAACCCGAAGTTGAGGTCTTCGAGGACGACAATGGCGTTACGCTCGACCATCATCTTCGCAATCTCGTGGACGACGGCGGAGAGGTAGCCCTCCTTGAGGTCCTTGATGGCACCGATTTCGGACCATGTGAGGCGTGCCGCCGCCCGGTCCTTTTCCGCCTGGGCCAGCTTCGACTGGTAATCGGTCCGCATCTCGACGCCGTCGCGGCGCGTCCGGGAGACGACGTTGAAGGACCGCTGCTCCAAAAGATTGCCTTGGCGATCGACGAGGGTCAGGTAGATCAGGTTCCGTTCGCCGCGGTCGATGCCAATCACGTTCACGTCCGGGTTGCCGCGGAGGAAGTCACGGACCTGTTCGTTGAAGCGCGCGGGAGCGTCCGGCTGCTTGAAGTTGATCGTGAGCGGAACGTGGAAGGAGAACTTGTCCTCCGTATAGCGTCGGTCTTTGACGATCTCGTGCGTCACGTCCTTGACGACGAGATTGCCAGATTCGATCCATGCCCGCGCCTCGTCGGAAAGCGGCTCGGGGCTTCCGTTGAAGTGGCGGAAGAGCTCGCCGTGGACGGATTCGGGCATGGGAGAACCGTCCGCACCGCGGCGGTTGACCATCTTCTCTCCGACCTTGTGACGAAACACATGCTCCTTGATGCTCCTCGGTCGGTAGAACAGCTCGGCCTCGCCGTTGAGCTTGATGACAACGTCCTGGAGGTTTTCCGGCGCGAAGACGGCATTCCAATACTGGGTGTGGAGATTCGGCCTACCGGTAGAAGCCCTGGAGAAATCCTTGTTCCAGAGCTGGAACAGGCAGAGCTTGCCTTCTTCTACGAGCCGGTCGACCGTCTCGACGGGAATGTTCTCGAAAGAGATGCGGTAGCCCTGCTCCGAGACTTCCCGGTAGAATTCGTCGATCCCGTTGTAGGAGGACGTCGGCGAGAAGCGGAAGCCGAACTTGCTCCAGTCGGGATGGGCGGCGATGCTCGCCTTGTAGAAGTCGATCAGGCGTCGGCAGAAGGCGAGGTCGAAGGACGGGCCTTTCTTGTAGGCGCCGGCGTGGTATCGTTCGAGGAGATTGGCGGACGGATGGAAAAGCTCCAGTCCCTTTTTGGAGAAGAACACCTTTGGCAACATTTTGTTGGGACCGGGAAGAAGCTTGTAGACCATCTTCCGGTAGCAGCCGGGCGTCTTGGGCCCGGAGAGCTTGGAGAAGTCGGTCTTTTCCTCCGGATTCATCACGCCAAGATAGTAGAGGCCGTCGCGGAAGAAGAGGACGCAGGTGTTGTCCTTCTCCTTGTTCTGGTCCCAGCCGTCGGCGAGGGTCGGATTGTCAAACATCAGTTTGATGCGCTCGGTTTCGCCGGGCTTCTTCGTGAGGTAGTTGCGGACCTTGTTGTAGAGCGGGACGAAACCGTCGAGCGCGGTGTAGAGCGGGTCAAATGCGCTGTAGAAGGCTTCGTCGCGATCAAGCCCTTCGCCTGCATGGAGGGGCTTGACGAAATGGAGAACGTCCAAGACGGCGTCCAGTGCGGCCTTGATGATCTCGACGTCATCCTTCCGTTCGCGCAGTTTCGGTCCGTTTTCCGGAATAGGGGAGGACAGGAGAGGGAGCGCGGCCGCGACGGCCGCACGGGCGGCGTCGAACCGCTGCGCGGCGGCGGGGCCCTTCCAGAGCTTGGAGACATCGACAATCACCGAGCCGGTGTCCGTTTCCTGGCGGAGGTCCGCGAGTTCGGAAAGGGCGTAGACCGACCGCTTCATCCACTTGTCGATGGCGGAAAGGCGCTTCTTTTCGGTGCTTTCGGACGCGAAACGTACTTCGGCGGCCGATTCCATCAGCGAACCGAGGGCGTTCCACGAACCGAGCAAGTTCATGGACACACGGGAGATTTCCGCTCCATCGATCCAGATGTCATCCGCGGCGGGAATCTTTGAAAGAAGCGCTTGGAGATCGTCAAGGACATTTACGCGGCCGGATTCCGTCGCCAGTCCGAGAAGGCGTTCCTCGAGCATTGCGCGAAGTGATACGAGGACGTCCTCGTCGGTTTCAAGCGCGCGGGGGACGAGCGATCGCGTCTCACGGTCGCTTAGAATCTGCTTGTAGAGGGAGTGCAGGGCAGAGAGCGACCGATCGGTCCGTGCGTCCTCGTGCTGTTGCCGGTACAGATTGACGAATTCATTGATGCCGCGCGTCTTCTCTCCTTCCTCGGGGACAAAGCCGCCAAGCACCGAATTGAAAAAGTCTATGTTGGATTGGGACAGAAACGAACCATAGGCGGCAGGATCGAACAGGGAAGCGAGCGTGCGACCCTTGAGAAGGGGCGCGAGCTCCTTCTCCGCGCCGGAAAGAATCGCCGGATAGGCGTCGGCGATGTGTCGGAAGATACGGACATCCTCGAGGAACTTCGGGAAGTTCTCGTTCACGGCGCGGTTAGCGGCGGAGGTCGCCTGGGCCTCGTCCGAGTAGATGTTGCGCCGGTTCTCCTGATATCCCTTGAAGAATCCAGCGAAGCGGGAGAATGTCACCAAGGCTTCGGGAACCTCTTCCCCGGCATCCTCGTACCGTTGCCGCATTGCGGCGAAAATGTCCTTCGGCGTCGGTGCCGTGAGATTTGAAAACGCATCGTCCTTTTTGAAGAGCGCGACAATCTTCTTGCGGAACTCCGCCTGCTTTGCGGCGAGAGCATCCTTCGCCTCCTTGGACTTGTCGCTCGTTCGGTAGTCCTCGTGGGCCTGGGCGAGGGCGGTCCAATCCAGATCGCTCGGCGGATTCGAGAGAGCGCGTTCGAGAAGGGCCTTGTGCTCTCCATCGAGCAGTTCCTTGACGATGGGATAGTCCTCGGCGCGACGTTTGTCGCCTTCAAAGAACTGCTCCTTGAACGTTTCCAGCGTGCGGCCGACGGGGCGCAGTTCGAAACGAAGGGTCTTGGCAAGCTTGTATTTGCGAGTGAAGGAATCGAGGTTCATGGCGTTTTCTCCTAATGGCGGATGAACTTGGAATGAAAATGGATGTCGGACGCGCTGGTATCTTGGCGGGGGAAAAAGGGTGGGGCGGTTCGGGCTATGAAAGGGGAGATATCAGATTTACGGAAGAAAATCAAGAGGGGTGATCTTGGACGGCGAAGATGAGAAGGCGGGAAAAGGCGAGAAGAGGCCGGATTTGGCGGGACGGAGGCGGGATCGGGCGACGACGAGCGGCGGGGGCGCAGTTGAGAAACGGGGGGCGCGGATCGGCGCGATGGAGGGGCGTAGAATCAGATGTTGAGAAATCAGCCTGATTGCCGGCAGGCCGATTGCAGGACAGAAAAAGCCCCCTTGCAGGGTCTCTGCAAGGGGGCTGCGGCGAGGCGGCAGGGCCGCTTCAGGAGGCCAGCACGTTGACGCGGAATGCGGAGGCGGGAAGCGGCCGGTCGGAGTAGTCGAGAAGACCGCCGGTAGCGAGGTGCCAGCGGCGACCGTGGACGTAGCGCAGGGGGACTTCCTCGCCGATCCACAGGCGCTTGACCAGTCGGCGGCGGTGTGTGTCCAGGATCTGGAGGAGCCGGGCGAGGTCGGCCGGGGCCAGGTCGAGCCAGTAGTCGGATCCGTCGACGCGGATCGGCGACAGGCGGGACTGTCGCAGGATGCCTGAGACATAGGCCACCGGGTGGACGCCGAGCGTCGGACAGAGGTCGAGGACCTGGGTGGCGCAGTCGGCGACGAGATCGGCCAGGCGGCGCTCGCCGGCGACGCTGTAGTAGGCCAGGCCGTGCCAGTCCTCGGCGTCCTGGGCGAGGCGCAGCATCAGCTTGTCGAAGTCCTCGGTGCGGCCGACGTCGCGCATGTGCTCGACGCCGAGCTCCTCGCGGAGGATGCGCTTGCGGTAGGCCTCCCGGTCGGGGACGGCCTGGCGCTCGGCGGCGGCGGCGAGGCACCGCCAGAAGAGCGCGGCCTGCTTCTTGGTCAGCATCGTCAGACCCCCGGCTGCTCGCGCTTGATCTCGATGAAGAAGCCCTCGGTCTGCTTGATCGAGATTCCCAGGGCGCGGAGGGCGGCGGCTTCGTCGCCTTCGGCGGCGAGGATGGCCGGCTTGTCGAGTTTGGTCGAGGTCGAGAGATACTCCTTCTTGCCGGCGGCGAGGAGCTTTTCGACCATGTCGGCTTCCTTGCAGTCGCACTTGACGGCCGGGTTTCCGAGACGGTAGCCGACGATGCCGTGGAGCAGTTCCAGAGACTTGCGGCCGGCGGGGATTTCCGAGGGGTTCAGGGCAATATAGTTCTGGATGTCGGCATAGAGACGTTCGGTCCTGGCACCGATTTCGGCGGCGCGCTCTTCGTAGCCGACGCGGACGGCGTTGACCTTCTCGTCGATTTCGGCCTGGAGCGCGTCCCCCTCAATGACGGATGCAGCATACTTGCCGAGCGCGGTTTCGAGGTCGTCGCGGGAGGCGATGGTGGTGACAAGGCGTTTGGTGGTGCGGGTTTTCATTTCTTTTTCGGAGGTTTGGGTTGTTGGGTGGTGGCGCGGCGGCATTGGAGCCAGGAGCGGCCGGGGAAGAGGGCGCAGCCTTTCGGCGCGTGGTGCTTGCAGCGGGCGTTGGTGCAGGTCATGCGCGGCCTCCGATCGCTGCGGGGAGGTCGGACAGGGCATAGCGGCCCGGATCCGGGCCGCCGTCGACCACGACGTCGACGGGCCAGAGTGCGCGGCCGCCGACCAGGGCGGACCGGAACCGGGCGGCGAGCGCGCGGGCCTCCCGCCCGTCGCGGCCGGCTTCGCGGACGACCTGGATCCAGTCGCGCTCGTCGCGGCAGACGGTGCCGCGCACGGCGACGTCGCGCCCCTGGTGGCGGGGTGCGTCGATCTGCCAGACCAGCGGGGGGAGCACGCCGGCGACGGCGAGCCGGTCGGCGATGTCGGCGACGAATGCGCACTCCCGGTCCCGCACGCCCGCCTCCCATGTCATGGCGACGTGAAGGACATCCTTGCGGAACTCCTCCGGGACGAGGGCCTGAGCCTTGTCGTAGAGCGCGACGAGGCGGCATTCGAGCTTCGCGCGCTCGGCGCGGAGCCTGGATGCCTCCTGGACCGCCGTTTTGAGGGCGGTCCAGTTCTGCTCCGAGCAGCGATGCTTCCGCCTCATGGCCGCGGTTCCTCCGCACGGCCGGAGCCGGCCTTTTCGCATTCGCGGCCGAAGGCCTCGACGGCCGATCGGCGGTCGAGGCTTCCGAAGACGGTCTCCTGGCCGACTTCGACGGTGAAGAAGGGCGCGCCCGACACGCTGTCGAGGCAGAGGCGGACGGCGGTTCCGCAGATGGTGACTTCCTTGAGTGTCTGTTTCATGGCTGACTCGTTCCCGGTTAGGAGTTGACGGTGTTGTAGGTCTGGACGAAGAGGTCCCAGGTGAGCGGGACGTCGCGCTTGCGGGCGTTGGCGGCGGCGAGCATGAGCACCTTGCAGAGGCGGTTCATCCGGAGCGTCCGCAGGAGGTCGAGGATCTGGCCGCGCGGGGCCGGGAGGCCGTAGGTGCGGCCGACGAGCTCGATGTCGGAGACCGGCAGGCGGTCGGGCAGGACGAGGTTGCGGATCGCGCGCTCGCGCAGCTGCTCGAGCCAGCCCTTGAGCGGGCCGTCGATCAGGTCGTGGCGCAGGGCCTTGGTGCCGCAGAGGACGAGCCCGCAGCCGGAGCGGTCCTTGATCTCGCGGATCCACTCGGCGATCTTGATGCAGCTCTCGCGGCCGGCGCTGATCGCGAGCTGGTGGAACTCGTCGACGACCAGCAGCGTCCGGTTGTCGAGGCTGTCGGCGACGCGCCGGCGCAGCTGCTCGCTCGTGCAGCGCGTCGTGACGTTGCACGCGTCGGCGACGGCCTCCATCGCGCAGCGCAGCCCCGGCGCGGCGGGCATGCGAACGTAGCGCACCATGTACTCGCTCCGGCGCTGGTATTCGAGGAGCGCGTGCGTCTTGCCGATTTGCGAGACGCCGACGATCGTCGCGGGCATCTCGTGGACGAGCGCCAGGTCGCAGGTGTCGCGGACCGCCGTCCAAACCGACGTCTCGATGA